CCCACCAAAAGCACCGTTGATCTCGAACGTCCCATCGAAGAACAGCTTCCAGCCACTGGTGCCGGCTACGTAGTTGTTCGACTGGATGTAGTTGCCGATCTTGGCGTTGGTGATAGAGCCGTCCTCCAGGAAGGCCGAGCGGATAAATGTCTGTCCACCAGTAACCGAGAACGGCGACACCGGCGTGCCGTTTGCCAGGTTCAGCAACATGAACGTGTCAGCCCTGACCACGAACTGCGACGACACACCAGACGGATCGACCTGAAGGCCGAGCCCGAACGAGGCAGCGTACTTCTGGCCGCCGGCGGTGGTTTCCATCTTCACCGACCAGAGCGTCGACAATTGGCCGTTGGTGTTGGCCAGCGCCGAGGACGTTTCCTGAATGGCCGACGTGTTCTGCCCCACAGTTGCCTGGAGTTGCGTGGTCTTGGTTGCCTCAGCTTCAATTGCTGTCGCCCGGACTTTGCTCTCTTGCACGATCGCCGCCGTGCTTGCCCAGCCCTTCAGCGCATCAGCCTTGGCCCCACTACCGCTGTCATCGCGAGCAGAAGCCCGCAAGGCGTTAGTGGTGCTGGCCTGGGCCGCGACAACTCCATCAAGCTCCGTGATGTCTGCCGTATTCGTGGCTACCTGCTGGGCCAGGCCATTGGCCGTTTCCACCGACTGCCCCACGTCTAGCCAGTACGTGGCATTCGGTGGAGGGTTGTTGATGGGGACCTGCACCTTCGCCTGGTAGATGCGATCTGCCTCCACCACCATCTGCCCTTTCAGGTAAACCTGCGTTGGCACGTAACCGCCGAGCGCATCAAGATCGTCAATCTGGTCCTGCAACCCATCCAGCTCGCTGATCAGGTCCTGGCCCAGCTCGGTCTTGCTGATCTTGCCAGCCAGCATGTCCAAGATCGGGCCAGCGTCCGAACTGGCCTGCCCCATCACACCGTTCACCACCGGATAGAACGGCCCGATGTTGCCGGTTCTATCCACCAAGCGCGCCCAGAAGAACAGCGTTGCGCCAGCCAACAGTTGCTGCATGCGGTAGTCGGCCTGCGGATATGCCAGGTCAGCAAGCTTTGACGCGGAACCCAGATCATTAGCCAAACCAAACCACAGCTCAGTGCGCTGCGTATCTTCGGCACCTGGTGGAAAGCCCCATTTGATGCTGATGCCGAACAGCTCGCTGGTGGTGGTCAGGAACGACACCGCAGGCGGAAGGCCTACCTTGCCTTCCAAGTTGGTCAGCGCCGACGTGGTAGGTATAGAGGAAACGTTGAGCGCACTGACCGCGCGAACTCTGGCCATGTACTGGCCGGAGTAGATCCCGCGCACGTCGACCATTTGCTCTGCGGTACGCGGTACCGTGATCCATTCGCGCGCACCCCACTTCCATTCAACGTCATAAGCAACCGCACCAGGGGCCGCGTCCCACGCGATGGACATGACCGTCACAGCAATGCCTTGCTCAATCACGACGTTCTGGCTGAGCATTACGCGGGCAGGCGCGTCCTGGCTGCCAACTGGAATACCCGTAATCGGCCTTGGGTCTACTACGGCGCCGTTGTCGATGGCGTCAAATTTACTTGGGTCGTGCTGTATCACCTCGAGCTGGAACTGGTGCCATTCTGGCCGCGTCACGTTGCGGACGTAAAACTGCATCAGTTTCAGATCTTCGTAATCGAGAATCCACCCACACTCGGCTTGGGGTTGCTCGCTAAAGTCAGCCATCACCGTTACATCCCGGCCCGCAACCGACTTCACTACCCGCCCTTCTGATTTTCCGCTTGGCAGATTGACCATCAGGCGTGCACCAACCGGCACTACGGTATCGCGATCCAGCGTGACCACCCGTCCAGCAGCATCGGCAATACGCCCACCGTTGTTTCGGCCAACCAGCATTGGATCGGCCACGGCGATAACCTGCCCAGGCTTTGGAATGTCCCCGTCAAGGCCGACACGAAACACTCCGCCCTGGGTTTGTAGCTTCTCAGTGAGCGCCGCCCATTGCCCGGCGCGCTGCGCCTGGCCCAGGGATGTGCAGCCGATAGCGCCAATGGTGGTATCGCGTACGATACCGCCCAGCTCGACCATGGCTTCGTCATCAAATACCGGCTCTTTGTCGGTCTCGAAGCCCTGATCCGGGTTATCCCACGACACCATGTACTGGGTGTGGCGATCACGCGCGCGGGTGCCTTCGTACTTGATGGCACCGTTATTCAGGATCTGTGTTTGGTTGTAGGTGTACACCGGGTCGCCGGGCATATCGGCGTTGACCACGATCTGACTGCCATCCCAGTAAGCTAGACCATGGAAGATTGAAGCCAGGTCTTGAAGAACCGCGTAGGCCTCGGCCTGCTTCTGGAAATACAGGTTGCAGGTGAAGCGCGGCTCCTGGCCGCCCTTCCCGTCCGGCACCATCTGGTCGCAGTACTGTGCAATTCGATACAGCGACCAGCGATCAACCATCGTGGCGTCAATCCGGTCACCCAGGCCGTAATAAGGGTGCAGCACTAGGTCGTAGAAGATCCACGCCGGGTTGTTGGTGTAGGCCTCTTTGAAGGTGCCATCCCAAATACCATTGCTTGTGCCGGTGCCCGATGTTGCATAAGTACGCGTGGCTGGGTCGTAGTTGGTCGGTACGCGAATGATGCGTCCACGCATCAACACAGCGATCTTGGCGATATCACCGCCAAAGGTCTGGGCGTCGTACTCCAAGCAACTGACGGCCGTGAGCGGGTATTCCTGATCGCTATCGACCACCTCGGCGATGGCCTTGACGATCATCTGATCAACGACCAGATCGGAGTTAGCGTTCGGGGTCAGGCGGCGGACACGAATAGTCCAGCGGTTGCCGTCCGGCAGCTCAATTCGGTGAGCGCGCTCGTACTCCGTGATGTTCTTGCGATCTACAGCCGACACCAGAACCTCAACGTACGGGCCGTTGTCGGTGGAGATGTCCACGGCGTAATCGATACGCACGCCATTGATGTTGCCGGAGGCGTCTTGGCTGCGAAGCGTTGGCCAACTCAGGCGAATGCGCACAGCATCGATCATCGAGTTGGTGATGGTATGCAACCACGGCGTGCCGAAGACCAACTCTTTCTTAACGTCGATCTCGTTGCTTGATTCCTGTATGCCCTCCAGGCGCTCCTGATTCAGTTCGCCATTGCGGAACTGCCACTTGGCGCTGGGGTAATTGATCGTGCCATCCGGTGCCTGGATTGCGGTACCGTTCAGCTTTACCGAGCGCAAACCATCAACCGGTCCAACGATAGGGCCCCAGCTCCACAGATAGGTGATTCGCGCAGTAGAGATCGACGGCACGCTGTTCGAGGCGATGCTGGGCTGTTTCTGCTTGGCTTCACCGCCCTTGCTGCCGATAACAGCTCGGCGGTTGCGTGGCGTCACGCGGCGCGCTTTCTTTGCTACTGCGCTCATGCGCCCTCCAGAATGCAAAAACCCGCCGAAGCGGGTTGGTTGTGTTGGCTGAATCAGTTGTTGTCTTTGGTGTAGATCCCGCCAGACTCGACGGCACCGCCAACCTCGCGCTCGCCATACAGCAGCGGGTAGGGGTTGCCCTGGGCAATGGTCGTGACCGCGCCGCCGAAGCCGTAGCTCGGGTTGTTGCCATCGTCGTTCTTGCCCTCGGCGGTGGCCTTGGTCGTCGGCGACAGCATTTGCACAACACCACCCAGGCCAACGGCAGCGCCTGCAGCAAGTAGGCCCATGCCCAGGGTTGAGGTGGTGCCACCAGTGAACAGGCCCGCCACGATCAACACCACGCCGAGTAGCGTCTGGAACATGCCAGCCTGCTTGCTGCCCTGGATAATTGGCTGAATGCGGATGTCGCCCTCGGCACGTCCAACCAGGTCAAGCTCCTGCTCGCTGACGTTCCTCTCATCGACGAAAACCGCGAAGACCATGCCGCGCTCATGGGCAGTACGCATGAACTTCTCAAAGCCGGGCTTCATGGCGCACAGCGCCGAGGTGGCGTCATGAATGCCGTACAGGTCTAGTCGGTATTCTTTGCCGAACTTCTTGCCCAGCACTCCGCCGAGCTTGATGCTGCGCATGGTCATGGGCGGTAGTCCTTGTGCCGGAGAATCAGCTTCACGCGATTAGCCATCGACCAACCGTAGATTTCACGGCCCGCCAGGCGTCCGGGCATGTGGTGGTAAATGAACGGGCCAGAGCCGCCGAGTTTCGGCGCGGGCTCACTGATCAGTGCGGGTTCATCGCCCAGGTAGATAACGGCGTGGTTCGGGAAATAGCACTCCCGACCGGGCGTTGGGATCTGCAGCACCAGCATATCGCCGCGCTGCGCCTCACTGACCCGATAGAAGCCCGTGGCAGCGAAGTTGTCTTCGTATAGGCTCGGCCCGTCTTTCTGCTCCCACCAGAGATCGGAGCGCTCGAAGTTCGGCAGCTGCAATTCCGCCTCGCGTGCGTACCAGTCCCGGCAAGCTGCCCAGCAGTCAAGCAGTCCATGGGAGAAGTCACGCCCCAGCAGCGGCGCCTGGAAGCCCGAAGGCTTGAACCACTCGAAGTCACCGCAGGGCCAGCCGACAATCCCCCAGGGCAATTCGTGCAACTCGCAGCTGACGCGATCGGCCATGCTCGGCGCCGGCGCTTTATCCGGATGGCTGTGGATGATCGCCAGAACTTCCCCGCGATCTTCAGCGCGAGCCATGTCCTTGTGATCGATCTGGAAGTGTTCACGCGGAGTGGTGGCCAGGTTGTCGCAAGGCACGTATTCGCGCCCGGTCTCGGACTTGATCACCACCCCGCAGGCCTCTGCCGGATAGGCACGTTCAGCGTGGGCGCGGATCTCGTCCTGCAATTTTTGATTGATCCGCATGACTACCTCGAACTTGCTATAAGGCTCGCGCCCATGGAACCGCCGAAGCGGCGCGTGTTGCCCCGTAATTTGCAGCTGCTCCACCAGCCGCCGCATCGGTCCAACGCCGGGTTGTCCGTGGGCTGGTTCTTCTTGTCGAACATCGCCGTACCTGTATAGGCACAGGCCTCTTGCCGGTAACCACCACGGCAGGCCCACCGGCAAAGTTTGGTGATCTGCTGGGAAGGCAACATTTGCCCCTCCATGTCCGTCGGGCTGGACAGCGAGAACGTGACCGAGATGCTCGGCAGCGCCTCGGTCTTCTGTTCGATAAACCAGAGGTTCGTTTTCGATTGGTCGCTGGCTTCAGGGTTGCCGTCGGGGAAGTTGGCGGCGTCCAGGAAGTGGCGGAACGTCTCGATCACCTTGACCCTGGCCCCGGCCAGGTCACGGAACTGAAAGCACAGGGCAGTGATCGCACCGCGCACACCGCCCAGTTCATCGTCCACCTGCAGCGTCGGCGAAGCTGGGCGCCCATCCCCACGGATGTCGAAGCCCTTGGCCTCGATCTGGAGCGGCGAATACAGCTGCCCCTGCCAGATGATGTCGCCCTCATGGGCATGGCCATGGAAGCGCCAAATCGTTGCACCCAGGCGCGTAGCGTCCAGTTCGTACAGTCGGATCTGGTTACCCGGCTCAAGCTTTTGAAGATCGGTGTTGTAATTCATAGGGCCCCAGAAACAAGAAACCCCGCACTTGGCGGGGTTTGGTGAGGGTTAAGGTCGTGGGTTGAATACCTGCTTCACGGTGAACGTGACGGTGTAGATGTTCATGCCGAGGGCTTTCTTCTTGTACCCATTGGCCCGGTACCAACCCTGAGGCTCGCCGGGCGGCGCATAGCGAAAGGCCTTGTAGCCTTCATGCCGATCCAGGAACGCCAGCAACTCGGGCAACTCCTCGCCCGGAAGATCCTCACCGGTGTGCACCAGATTCCACACCTGACTCTTGGTGTTGATGCCAATTCCCCCGGCCTGGACCATGCCGTCGCCAAACTCGTTTTCCCATGTCCGCTGGCTGATATCACCGTCAAGGCCGACCTCAACATCAAACGTAAATGTCTCAGCCATCAACGCCTCCACAGCCGGCCACCCTGGCCCATTTCACGATCAAGGAATTTGCCGAACTGCGTCTCCAGCCCGGCCGACATCGCCTGTCCTTGGCGTGCTGCATCCTGGTCCGTCATGCCAGGCTGTGCCTGCACGGTGATCGGCGCGTTGAAGACAATCTGTGTGGGGCCGCTTGGTGCCGACTGGGCACCGGCGCCAACCATCGCGGCCCGCCCTTCACCAGCTGACTCCAGGCTACCGACGCCTATCTGCGCATACGGCTGCTCGCTACCCAGCCCTCGGTCAATCCTCGACAGCACAGCGTCAAGCTTGGCGCTCGTTTGAGCGGTAGTTACCCGCTCGCCCTCTTGCAGGAACCAGGTGCCATCCTTTGGAACCGCGTCTATACCGTCGTGCGCCATACCCGCCAGCGCAGTCATGCCGACAGCCGAAGCCAGCGGCCCGGTAACAGCCATGGCCGTGGCCATCGCCGCCGGCGCTGCTGCAGGGCCAATGATCGGAATCGCCGCGGTGGACGCAAAGGCATTGAGGCCTGCCGTTAAAGACATGGCCTGAGCGTTTGCGCCCAGCATCCCTGCCGCGCTCGACTGCGTGGTCTTCCCCACCAGCATCTGAATGCCCTGGTAGATAAGCCACTGCGCCGCCATGTCGCCTAGCGCCTTGAGCATCGACTTGGCGAAGTTGCCAACCATGTCGCCAAGGGCATCGCCGGCATCCTCGGCGCCACTGGCCACATCCGAGAAGAAGGTGCCAAGGCCGCTGGTCCCTTCTTGCAGAGCTGTATTGGTGAGGTCTGCGGCCTGGGCCGAATAGTCCCGCGCCGCGTCAGCATAGTTTGCCCAAGCTTCGTTGACGCCGTTCATCCAGTTGGATTGCTGCTCATCGATAGCCTGGTAATACAGCTCTTGCGCAATGATTCGCTCGGCCAGCGCTTCTTGGAGGACAGTGGTTTCTTGATCGTAAAGCGACTTATCAATACTTTTCGCCTGCAACTGCTCATTGAGACTGGCGACATCGGCAGCGTACTTTTGCTGAAGCGCCAAATCAGCGCGCATACGGTCTCGGGCTTTATCGCCCATTCCTACGCCTTTCAGCTCCTGATCAAACCCATCTTTCATGGTTTGAGTGCCAACGCCCTGGGCGTTCCTGAACGCAGTCAGCTTCAGGTCGTCTTCGTTGGCCTTCTTCAACTTGTTCAGCGCATCCAGCTCGGCAGCCATGCCCATGAGCTTTTTCTTTTGCGCCTCACTCAGCTTGCCGAGCTTCCCCTCTTGCAACTCGAACGAAAGCTTCATCACCTCAGTGGCGTCTTTCTGCTTGTCGCCGGTGGTGTTGATCAGTTCGATCTGGCGCTTATAGCCTTCCTCGGCGGTATCGAACGACTTGAGCTGCTGCTTGGCAGCGGACTGCCCTTCGGTAGTGTTCTTCCGGCTGGCCTTGGCTGCTGCGTCATCAGATGCTTTCTGAGCGTCTTTCGCGGCGGCGGCAGAGCGGATCGCAACGACCATATCCTCTGTAAGCAGAGTGTTCTCGGCGATGTATCTATTTGCCGCTTCCAGGCTGGTCTTGTCCTGCGCCGACGCTAACTGCTTAAGCAACTGGTCCAGGTACTTTTGCCCGGCTTCGTTTGCTCCTGCACGGGCAGCGGCATTTTCTCGCTCCGCCCGAGTGTTGGCGTCTGTCTCACCGGTAAGTTCAGCTAGCGCGTTTTTGAGTTGCGCAATGAGCTCAGCTTTTTCCGCCGCCGCGCCGCCGCTCTTTTCCAGTGCGTCGACCATCTCGGCAGTGACACCAGGCACTTCGCGCACCTGGTCAGCAACAGCCTTCCAGTCAACAACCATTCCGGCCGACTGGTCGGACGATGCTTTCTTGATGATGTCCATTGCTGACTGGAATTCAGGCGGCAAAGGAGCGATGCCGGCCATAAACCCAGAAGCACCGGCGAGGCCAGCATTGGTCAGGCTGGTCTGAAACTCAAAGGCGATCGAGCCGGCAGCCGTGGTCAAGTCGCCCTCAGCATCCTCAATGGAGGCCTTGAGTTCACGAAGCGTGACAGACTGCGTTGCCCTGTTGAGCTTGTTGAATTTCTCAACGAGCTTGTCGATGGGGTCGCCGAGATCACCCAACTTCTTCTCTAGTACGCTTGTGTTGTCACGCAGCGTGATGAAGGCGGTCGCGGCACCAATAGCGAGAGCCGCGACACCAATAGGGCCGCCAAGAAGGCCAAGCAAGCCACTACTTGCACGTCCAAGGCTTGCCTGAGCCGCCGAGACAGAAGTAGTCGCCCTCGCCTCAGCCATCCGGGCTTCCGCAAGCTGGAGAGACATTTGGGTTTGTACTGCGGTACCGCGCGCAGCGATCGCCTCTTTCTGGGCAAGGAAGACCGTTGTCTGCGCTTTTTGCTGCTCGGCCTGAGCAGCAAGCAGAACGGCTGTGGCCTGGGCTTTGCGCGCAGCGGCGTCCTTGTAGGCCGAGTACGTTGCTATTGCGGCAGAGTTGGCCGAGGTTACTCCGTACCTGGTTAAAGCAGTGATGGCGGCGAAAATAGCTATATCGGCCAGTGTCGAAAAGTTGTCACCGAGCACCGCGATGCCGCTGCCAAGCTTGCCAGTGAAATCGATGGTCTCGTCCAGCCGGCCAATGTAAACGCTAAATGCATTGGATAGATTCTGAACAGCGTCTCTTACCGCAACGCTCATGCCATCGGCCAGCAACCCGTTGGCTTCAGCAGATTTCTGAAAACCCTCCGTCAATATGTCGAGGCTCAGCTTGCCCTCTGCCCCCAGACTCTTGATCGACTCGGCATTTTTGCCCGTAGATTTAGCAATGGTGTTAACCACTGTAGGCATGGCCGCAAGAATCGATTGCCATCCATCGGCTTCGACCTTGCCGGTCTGGAGCGCCTTCGAATACGCATCGATGGCTGAACTGGCTTTATCGGCGGAAGCCGAGTTCGTCACAAGCAGAAAGCTAAAGCTGTCCATTACATCCAGCGCTTGGCTGGTGTTGTAACCCATCGACTTCAGGCTATCCGACGTGCGGATGTAAAGCTCTTGCGCCTCAGCTAATGGTCGGTAGGTTCGCTTCGCAGTGTCGAGCAGGCGCTGCTGCACCAGGTCGTATTCGCCGACACTGCTGGTTGCCATACCTATACGGTCGGACATCTGGCCGTATGCGTCTGCGGCCTCAATGATCTTACCGATGCCGGCAGCACCGATCGCCGCCGACAACGCCGCCTTGATCAGCCCGGATGCGTTCTGGGCTCGCTCTCCAGCGCGATCAAAAGCGGTATCAACTCGCCCCAGACTTTTGTCGATCTTGCTGGAAGCCTGGCCAACGCTGGAATCTGCACGGGCCATTTCTTGGCGAAGTTGCGCCGTAGTAGCCTCGATGCGGACAAGCATTCCCTGTACGTCGGTATCGGCCATGCTTTTCTCCGGGCATAAAAAAACCCGCCGGAGCGGGTGTTAAATTTGATAAAAATTAGTGGCAGAGCTTGGACCAAGCCTTCTCAAATTCACTTGAGGTCATGCGATCGTCGCCCGCAAAAACCACCATTTCCTTAGTGGCCGCGATGAATCTCTTGAAGCCGACATACCCGCCGAAGGAGTTTTTAGAGTTGACCTCGCCGCAAAACCCTTTCTGATTACGAAACTCCGCGCTTTCTGGATCTTTCAAAACCCCAGATACAAACTCCCTGGCCACACGCTGATACCGTATTTCAGTCATTTCGGCCTTACTCCTGGCTTTATCAGCCTCGGATTGGCCGCACGCAGCCAGTAACAAAAAAACTGGCATTACCATAATCAGCTTTTGCATTCGTCAATCCCTCGTCCGTAATCGGAGAAGACTATCAAAACGCTACGCTGCCTGCCTCCCTGTGAGCGCCTGCCGCAGCTTATCGGCCACGGTCGACGGGGATGGCTTATCAGCCTTGGCTTTCGCCTTTCCAGCGCCGAAGGGGTTCGTCATCTGCGCCCATTCGATCTTGGCGTCCATGGCCAGGAACAGTTCGGGCATGGGCGTGGCCCAGGCCAGTTCGGGCGACCAGCCCAACCAGCCGGTGGCCACAGCGTAAAGTCGGTCAACATAGCTGCCGTCTTCTACAGCACTTACGCCGCCGCTGGCTGAGCCTTTCCCGCGTCAGGCCCCTTGGGGTTGTACAGCGCCACCAGGTAAGCATTGAGCTGCATGGAGACTTCCAGGACGCCAGCCTGCCAAACCTGCTCAGGGATTGCCTCGGCAGCCTTGCCGGTCAAGCCGGCGCCACCCGCGATGATCACTGCACAACCATCGACGCTCAGCGCGTTGATTGCCTGGGACGCGCCGCGCAGTCCGCCGAAGTGGGCCTCAATGGCCCGCACCGCGCCGAGCGTGGGCTTGAGGGTGTACGTCTCGCCGTCGAGACTGATGTCGACGGTACCGAAAAGGGTCTTGCTCATGCGTCGAATCCTTGGATTAGGGGCCGAAGCCCCTCGGGTTAAGCCGCGGCAGCCGGGAGAATTTCCAGGATGTCGGAGTTGATGCCGATCGTGACGTTGCGGCGTACCACGTTGTCAGCTGCGCCGGCGGCGACGGTGTTGTTCATCACCTTGCCACGCAGGTAGAAGGTGGTCGGCAGAATCGCCGGGGTGGCATCAGGATCGCCATCGTTCAGCGTGATCTTGATGTTGTAGTCGCCCTTGCTGCGATCCTTGTGAGCGATCTTCAGCTTGGCCTGGCCCAGGTCGCCGTTGTCCAGGCCGACGGCCAGGGTCAGGTCACCGGCATCGGCGGTGCCCTTGTACTTGCGCACCCGGCCATCGCGCAGCGAGGTGAATGTCACGGAGCTGAACGTGTCACCGAACTCGCCCAGGTCTTCCACTTCGCCGATCTCGACGTAGGTGTCTGCTTTGTAGAGCGCTTCAGTGTCTGCGCCGTTATTGCTGCCGATGCTGATCCGGCAGCCGGCGGCTGTATTGAGGTTGTCTTCGGCCATGGGGGTTCCTCCAAGGGCACATTGGATAAAGCCGCGGGGCGGCCGGGTGTTGGGTTTAGTGGGTGGTGATAACGCGGACCGTGATCGATCCCTGGTACGTGACGCCATCGGCATCGCGCTGGGCGTCAGCCTGATCGACCCTGACCGAGACAGCGCGGCCAACAGTCAACGGCAACCGGCGCTCATCCAGAGCCGCGACAACCTCACCGATGATGCGCTTCACCTCGGCCTGGCCATGGGCATCCGACCAGACCGACAGGTAAATCAGGCGCTGTTCGCGCTTTCTGCCGGCGATGGGCGTGGTGTTTGTGGATATCTCCCGGTCAATCGAGACGTAGGGCATATCCGTATCCATGGGTGCGCCGTCGTAGATCGGGCACGAAACTTCCGCTGTCAGTCTGGCAAACAGCGCTTCCTGTAGTGATACAGACGGATCAGCCATTGGATAACCCCTTGCTTGCCTTGCTCAACGTACGACCAATGGCTGCGCGAATATTTGCGATCACATACTCGCGGTTGACGTCTTTCGCCGGCCTGAGCCAGGGATGTGCCGGACGCGCGGGGATATCCGGATATTTGCCAAAGAACTCAGCACCATCGCTTTTGTTGGTCGGGCGGCGGTTTCGCCCACCAGGCCGCTTTGAGCCTGAATATCCCTTGGTGCCGTATTCAACAAACTTGAGGTAGAAAAACCGATTGTTATCCTTTTTGCCACGGATACCGATCTGCGCATCAAGCCCGCTTTTGGACACAAACACCTTTAGAGCGGCAGCCGCCGCGCCCGTATCTTTCGGGATCAGGTTCTTCATGGTGGAAAGAATACGTTCAGCACTGTCGCGCATCACCGGCGCCAGCTCGTTATCCATGGTCGCGTGGATGCTGCGTAGCGTTCGGCGCAACTTGAAGTCGCCGGACATGCGCGAGCGGCGGGCAGCCATGGCCTACTCCTTGGCCTTGGCGGCCTTTTCAGCAGCTGGGGCGGGAATAGAAACTTCCCCCACCAGGCCACGCGCCACCAGGTCAGCTCCAAGCTTGGCGTCGACCACAAAGTCTTCACCCTTCTCCCGATCGCCAGTGGCGCCGGACAGGGTTCCCAGGGCAATAACTTTCATGTTTCACCTCTATGGATTGGGTACGTTCGAACACAGCAGCCGGAGCATGCTGTTCTCGTTATCGACCAGCGCAGCGCCGATCAGGTAGGTGGTGGTGACGCCTTTCTCAGTGTGCACCAGGCGATTGCCGGCGACAGCATCGGCACGCGGGCGGACGCGGATCTCGGCGGTGACTACCACCTTAAGCTGCTCCGCCACGGGGGCGATGCGTCCAGTTGGCAGCGTTATCTCAGCCCACAGCTTTCCGATTTCTGTCCACGCAACGATAAATCCGCCGGAGCCGTTGGGCGTGCGCACCTCTTTCTGAATTGCGCAGCGGTGACGCATTGGGCCTGCTCTCATCAGAAACGCTTCCTGGGCCAGAGAAGTCGATCAACAGCCAACGGCACAGCTGTTGAAATTGTGCCGGTTACCACAGCTTCGCGGTTCGCATACCAGTGACCGACAAGCAACAACACAGCCTGCTCGACATCCGGCGTGAACCCCATCTGCTCTGGACCGATTGGCGCCCCTTCGACCAGCTCTCGGTCACAGTGCATAGCTACATGAGACTTGGCGGCCTCGAGGTAGCCAGTGATGAGTTGGTCTTCCTCTTCGCCGTCCACCTTCAGATGGAACTTCACGCGGGCCAAGTCGATCATTTACTTATTCTCTTTCGGGGCCGCCGACTTCGACTGCTTGGGCGCGGTTGCCTTGGTCTTTCCGTCAGCGTCAACTTCCTCCGCCAACCCCTTCCCAATCAGGGTATGGCCGTATTCGTCGTCAACTTCGTCGAACACCTGCCCGGCCTTTACAGAACTTGAGTCAGCACCCAGCAGCGTCGCGTTACCGGCGAATCCCCACAATGCTTTGATTTTCATATTGCCTCCTGAAACGAAAAGGCCGGCACAAAGGCCGGCCATCAAACTTTGCGGGGGTTAGGCTGCGACGGTGAATTGGCCTTTGACCAGACCCTCACGGCGGCGCACACCCAGGCCGAGGCGCTCTTCAACCAGCAGGGCGCGTTCGTTCTTGATGAACTGATCGTTGATCAGGCCCATCTTGAACAGGAACGACATGCGATCGAACAGCACGGACGAGCGCGCGAAGTTCGCCACCAGGAACTCACCGCCAGTGTCGGCATCGCCCTCGTCGACACTGTCAGAGGTGACTACCGGGCGGCCCCAGAGGACCGGTGTGACCAGACCCTGCAGGTTGGCAAACAAGTAACGGTTCTCGCCGTCCTTCTGTAGCTCGATGTTCATCCAGTCGAGCTCGGTCATCACAACCCCGTCGGCTGACAGCATCGACTGCTTGCGGACCTGGTAGATCGCACGACGCACCAGATCAATGGCGGTATCGCCAGCTTTGGTCAGGGCCGCGTCGTACACGGTGGCCTGGGTCATCAGGCCGTTCAGGTTCTCACCGGTGCCGTCGCCCTTCAGGATCTGGCGCTCTTCCTCGAGCTTGAGGTCGTAGCGCAGCAACTCCTGCAGGTACGCCATCAGTTGCGGAACGTCATCCAGAGCTTCATCAGTCACGGGCATCCAGACCGCGATTTTTTTCACTCGGTCAGTCTGGGTGGTGAACGTCACATTGCTGGTTGGCTTCAAGCCGCCTTCAGCAACCGGGGCCGCACCGCGGGTGTGCAGGTTTTCTTTGAAGTAGGTGTAGTTCTGGCCGGACACTGGCACCGTGGTCAACAGATCGCGGATGCGCAGTTCCTGGCGGATACCCGGCTGGATAACCGGGTCATAGTTCGGGGCAACGATGCCGGCGCTGGTGACCTTCATTTCCTTCATGCTGGCCATGTCGGACTTGGTCACTTCGATATCGGCCAGGGAAACGCTCTTCGCTTGCAGCGACTTGTAGGCTTCGTCGCTTTTTACCAGGTCGATGAAGCTCTTGGCTTCGCCTGGCTGGCTACGCAGCTTGATGCCCTTCTCTTCAAGCTTCTGGACCTGCTCGATCACGCGCTCAATCTCGCCCTTCTGGGTTTCAATCTGAGCCTTCATCGCAGCAGTGACCGTGTTGCCCTTTTGCAGCTCATCGGCAACAACGTCGTACTTTTTCTGCAAACCAGTGAAGCCTTCCTTCAGCTGGGTTTCGAGCGAACTTTTCACTTCTTGGATTGGATCGGTCATGGCGACACCTTAAAAAAATTGTTAAAAGTGGTGGAGAGTGATTTCAGCCCTTCCACGATCGCCGTGGCCTCAGTACCACCATCGCGGTGCACTGCGGAGTAGCCGAGCGAGGCGACTGCTGCCGCCTCCTTTTGGGATAGCCCCATGCGGTCGCGCAGGGCCTTCTCAAAAATTCTGATATCCGACTTCACGTCGGTGACTTGCGCCTCTGGGTTCATGCCGAAAGGCACCAGCGATGCCTCCCAGAGTTCCGCCTGCTTGATAATACGGATGCTTCGGCCTTCGCGCTCTTCGTACGCTGCCAGGATGGTGTTAAAGCCGATCGACATACTGTCGAGCGTGCCCTCTTTCATCAGTTCGTAGGCGTCACGGGCATAGCTCACCGCCAGGTTCACCTTGCCCTTGATGTAAAGGCCGTGGCTGTCCTGGGTGAAGTCTGCCGAGCCCACAAGGCGGGTAAGGTCATGGAACAGCGCCAACTTCAAACGACCGGCTCGCGTGGTCTTCACCTTGGTAAAAGCACCAGGAAGAATCACGTCATCGCCCAGGTCGACGTTGTTGAACACTGCCGCATAGCCCTCGAAGTTGCCCAGGTCATCACTGGCCTTAACTTCAAAAGGGACTTCAATCTTGCTTAGCATTGGTCTGCATCTCCCACCGGGTGACCCGGTCGTATTCTTCGCCAGCCAGCGGAGGAAGGTTTTCTTTACGGCGAACCTCGTTGATGGTCATCCAGCCAGAGCCGCCTGAGCCGCCAAGGGCGCCTTTGTAGTAGGTGGCCCGACCAGCGCTATCCGCACGCAGCAGCCCCTCTACAACGAACTCGACAAACAGCGCGGTTCCTGCGAACAGCTTGTCGTTGATCTCGTCTTCGATTGCCTTGATGTAGGGGCTCAGGCCGAACGTGATGAAGCCGCTGGTTTGCTGTTCCAGGTTCGATCCCATGATTGAAGTCTTACCGGCGCGGTTGGCCAGATACAGCGGAACGCCCCAGATGCCCGCAAGCGCTTCTTCCTGGAACTGCTGGGACTCGATGAACTGGCTATCCTTCTGGGTCATGCCGGCAGGCACGATGGTCGGCCCCCCTTCGAGCAATCCCATCTTCCCGATGTCCTCAACGTCACCGTCGCGAATTTTGGGAAACTTGTTCAGTACCTGGTCGCGCTGTTCGGAAGTGAGGAAGTTCTGGTAGATCACGTAGCCGCCAGTAAATCCGCCCTTACGCATGAATCGCGCCGACCAGTCCTGTGCAGCCTTCGCCAGCCCCATCGCTTCCTTGTGAAATTCCACAGGGGAAAGCCCGGCGATACCATCGGCACTGAACAGTTTGAAATGCAGCATGTTCTCCGGGGAGACCGGGAACCGCTTCCCCTTCAACGTCACCCAATAGAAAAGGTCGCCAGCAGCATCGGTGTCGATCTCAACTACATCCGCACCCACCGGAACCAGCCCGATGAACTCGCCGTTGTCTGCGCGCTCAATAATTGCGTAGCCATTGCCGCGCAAGGCCATGTTCACCACGGCGGCCTTGATGAAGTTCAGCATTGTCATGTAGGGGTTTGGCTTTGCCAGGATGCGCAGCGCCCGCTTGTTGTCTTTCACAACAACCCGGCCGGTCGACTGATCCTCGTAAAGCTTCAAGGGCAGCCCTGACACTGTCTCGCTCAGGATCTTGATACATGACCAGACAATCGGAATTGCCAGGGCTTTCTTGGGGGTGATGACAGCGCCTGAGCGCGTCTGTCCGCCGATGTCTGTCTGGACTTCAACGTACTCGCCCGTCTTGGGATCGTTGAAGCCAAAGAAACTCCAGCTCATTGGGTTGTACCAGCGAGACGCCATATTGAGCCTATAGAAGTCCGGAGTATCCGTTTTTGAGGTAGTCGTCGATGTCGCCCTTGACCTCTTCGGGAGAGCCAAGGGTTGCGCCGAACGCCATTGCCAGGGCTGACATCCCGTCGATGCGGCCGGTGGCTTTGTCCTTGGCAAATTTGCGATTGCCTGCCGGGTCTTTCTGGATCACCGCGTTGGATGCGCACATCGTGAGCACTGGGTGCATACCGTGGCTTAGCCTCCCGTTGAGAAGTTCTGACTCCAAGGCGTCGATGGCCGGGGTCATGTCCTTGTATCCCTGCCCGTACTCGACCAGAGGCAGGGTCACACCCTGGGCCTCGGCATCACGTTTGAAGAGATCAATCCGGTAGCGGTCGAAGGCAATGGCCTGGATGTCGCCGCCGAGCTCGGCAAGAATCCGAGCGATATCGGCGGCAACGTACGCGTAATCCACGGTGGCCCCTGGAGTGGTCAGCAGAAGCCCCTCACGCGCCCAGACCTCGTACGCTTCTCGGTCACGCTTGGCGCGCTCAGCCAGCCCCTGCTCAGGCGTCCAGAAGAAAGGCCAAACATTCCAGTTGCCGTCACGCTTGCCGATGACGACGAAGGCCGTAAGGTCAGTCCTAAACGAGAGGTCAAGGCCGCCGTACAGATCCATGCCATCCGGGCTATCCGGATCATCGCCGCAGCTGACCCAAACACCTTTCGAGACGAAGACGGAAACCGTCGACACCCGCTGATTCAGGCAAAGGTTTCGGAACGTGTTCTCCGATGCCGGCATTCGATTGGCGCGCTCGGCCTGCTTCTCGAGATCCGACAGCGACCTGAATGAGCCGAGAGCAGGATTGGCGGCCTTCCACCCTTCAGGGTCTGTGACCTTGCAATCCTTCGGCGCCTGGTAAACGTGACTGACGATATGCGGGTCTTGAGACTTCTCCGCGTCGTCGAGCCAGATGCTGAACAGGTCACTGTCCTGCGCGGCCTGGGTACTGATCGCAATCAGTAGCGGCGCAGCGTGAGCACCCTGGGCCGTAGTGATCGCGTCAATGAAATCGCTTTGCGGGCCGCGAACCTGACCAATCTCATCGAGGATGGCCAGAATCGGAGACAGCCCGTGCGCGGTTTTCCCTTCGGCGGAAAGCGCGCGGTACTCAACGTTCAGAGGCGTGCCGATCAAGGTCTTGCTGCTCGGCACGATGTGTATCAGCGATTGCAGCTCAGGGTTGAGCTGGATCATCTTCACCGCCAGCTTGAACACCAGGCCGGCCTGCTCTCGACTCATGGCGCCGGAAACGATCTGTGAGTTCTGCACCGCCTCCGGGCCGACGATATGCGCCAGTAGGATGCCGGCGATCAAACCCGTCTTGCCATTCTTCCGGGCGATGCTGAGGTAGGCGGTGCTGGTTCCTGCCGGGTTGTCGTAAACCGCCAGGATGAAGTCTTTCTGGAACTGGTCCAACACCAGAGCCTTACCGACGTGCTGCCCCTCTGGCACGCGGCAATATTTCTCGATGAATGCGATGACCTTCTCGCCGCGCGTTCTGCGCCGGGCGGCCATCAGTGCATCGCCCGGGGTATTAGATCATCGTCATCCTGACTCGCCAGGACCTTCTCTGCGGCGCGCTGCTTGGTCGCCTTCTTGCCCTGATCTCGGGATTCGCCTTGCGTAGCCTGAGCGTGAACCTGCAGTGTGCGGCTCAAGGCGACGGCGCGGCGGCTCAATGTCTCCAGCAGGTTGTGCTTCGGATTTATCACCTGGCTGCCGCGCTCATTGGTGAGCACGTCGCCCTGCACATCAATCTCTTTCTGAAGTCGCTCAATGTCCGAAAGACAGCGTGCGAGGTTGCCTGCCATCACCAGATCGGAGTCAGTCCAACTATCTCGCGTGCGCGCGCGCACAATGGAATCCCAAAATGGCTTGTCGGCTTTGCGGATGTTGACGAAACTTGGCGGCTTGATCGGACCAGCGGCAGCGGCCTGCATAGCAGCAACCGCCGATGTCGCGCTATCGGAGCGGGTGCGCTTGGCTGTCATAGGTTTTCTCAATACTGGCCGCGATGTGTTTTGGCGGCGTTTTCCGGGTTAGGAATGAAGAAGAGGGTCGAGGGCGGTCCTATAACCGACGAATCGTCACATTTTGACCTCCCCCTGGGGCACTGGCGTGCTTCAATCGGGGCTTTGACGTGCTTCAAAGCCGATTTCAATAGATTCGGTCAATCGCGATTCCAGTGGTGGTTCGGGTCAACAGGTAGGCCAGACACGTCATGACCAGGCAGGATGCCGGTCCTCTCCTGCCTCTGCTTGGCTCCGTCGTGACAGGGCTTGCAGAGGCTTTGCAGGTTCGATGCATCGAAGAACAGATCCTCGTCGCCCTTGTGTGGCTTGACATGGTCGACAGTGTTGGCGGCTTCAACCGTGCCTAGTGCACGACATAAGCGGCAGGTTGGCTCAGCCTGCAGCTGATGCCATCGAAGCCGATACCAGCGCTTGGTCTTGTACAGGTGGTGCCAAGGCGATGTGCTCGCCATCACTCCACCTCAAGCTTGAAGCCGTGAGTCACGACCCAATCAATGAACGCCTCAGGCATCTGATCGCGGTCGGTCAACCAGCAGTAGCAGATGGCAAGGCTTAGCAGTTCAGTAACCCACCAGCGGCGGGTAACGCGTACGGTCATATGCAGCCCGGCCATCACCAGCCGCCAGCCATCTTGGCGCCTACCGCTACACCAGCAATGAACACCAGCACCACCAGCATCGAGCCAGTGGTTGGGATGATCGATGCAGGCCGTGGCGTGCACATGGGTGGTGGTGCTGGTGGCGCGGGGTTATTGATGATGCAGCGAGCGCACTTACCGCAGGCAGTGCCGAGACGCCAATCGCCTCTGCAAACCGGGTTGCTGTAACCGAGGGACATGGTCAAGCCTCCAGCGACAGCTTGATCGAACCCAGGATCACACCGAGCGCGGCAGCCTGGGACGACTTAGCCAGCTCCACCACCAAGGCTTCAACACGGGCGGCCTCGGCCTGCTCATCGGCAGGCATGTCACTCACCATCCCTTTGATCTGGTAGTACTCGGCGCTTACTGTGCTCATGGTGTGATCCTTTATGCGCGCCACGATTGGGCGCATTCGAAAACGTGGCGCAGATTACTCAGGCTTGCGGCTTGGCAGCTTGAAGTCCGTGACCCGATCAGCAATCGACCTGATCTTCTCGACACCCAGAAAGCCAACCCAGCCACCAACGAAGGTGGCCATACTCTGGGGCAGTCCGAAGAACTCAAGGCCGCTGATGATGGTCAGGGTCAGGCCGCCACACAGAACACCTTCCACCAACATCTGGCGGCGCGATCCACCACCGTAGGTGATGCGCAGCACGGCCATGGCGAAGGACAGCCCGGCCGGGTAAAGGATCGGCGCATGCTGGCTCAGCCACGCAAGCATCAATGCCCAGGTGTCTGGCTTATCTGGCATGTTTGGCATCTCTATATCCTCCCGGTTAGGGAGTGAGGGAATGGGTTTAGCGCGAACGCCAGAGCAGTCCGCCCTGGCGAAGCTCAGAGCGGATCACTTCTTTGACCTGGTCGGCGAAACTGGAGCCGAGCTGATCAGCGCTTGCCTTTACCGCTGCGACAAGATCGGTTTTGCTGATCTGCGCACAGATATCGCGAAGGATTTCCGAGGCGTCGCGGCCGTTTACTGCAAAGCGATCTGCCGTAACGATGAATTGCGATTCAATCCCAGCGCCAAAGCCGGCGGCGTAGTACTTGCCGCCCTCGCCGCGCTGCATCCGCACACCCCAGGCAGCGGACAATGGCGACTTTATGATGCCGTCCTGAATCATGGCCCCGTTGATGTAGACCTGGTCGCCATCAACCTTGAATGGCTGGGGTTGCTCAGGCCCTGGCAGCGGCGCATCCAAATTTCCGAGCCGCCATCGAACCACTCCATCGACAATCGCAGTAGTGCAGCCACCCGCGCACACGATCCGCGTACCGGCCACCTTGGCTTTCTCATGACGGGCTTTGGCCTCTTCCTGAGTTTCCTGGCGAACGTAGGTCAGCGTGGTGCGGTAGTCCGAGCCATCACGATCAAACGAGATGTCCTCGGTCGTGAACTCTGCGCTATCACGGCACTCCGCAGGGATCTTTGCCAGTTCGGCGCCGATGAACGCATAGCGCTCAATGGCGTTGGCCGGCAGGTCGTAGTCAGACCAGCTGCCGGCGGTGACGGTGATCGGCTGCGGATCGCTTGGCAGGCTGCCCACGGCGATGCTCGAACTGTTGATTTCGAACGTACCGTCGTCGTGCAGCTTCCAGCCAGATACACCCGGCTCGAAGTTTTTGGATTGGATCGAACCGGACATTTGCTGTGCTCCAGAAACAGAAAAGGCTCACCGATATGGCGAGCCTTGAAATGGGTGCGAGTTACCGGAAGCGATCCATGCATCTGATCCGTCCATTGCTCATCCATGAGCAGTCAACTCGCATAAGTGCGTGTCTCTCCACGCCTGTCCACCTGAGCCAGCCCCAATAGCACAGGAATGAGCTGCTCAAGCTGCCGGTGTTCTTTCGTAACGCGTGACTACCGGCGATACCGCGTCCAGGCCCGCCCGAAGGCCCATCCTGGCTATGGCTAACGCCCACATCAAAACGAAAAAGCCCAGCGGGTTAGGCTGGGCTTGGTGAATTTCGGTCATAGAAAAGCCCGACTCGATGGTCGGGCTTTCGTTGCTTGGTTGTCATCCTGTGATGCACCAAACCGCAGGTTCGAAATCTACGCGGTCACTCGGTCACTGTCAAGCCGCCTCCTTAAACAACAGTCCGCGCTCTTCTAGCAGAGCCTCGACCGCGAAGTGTGCGGCAGTCACCTGATCATCCAGCCAAGCCTTGGTGATCGAACGCCACCGGCGCAACGTTCTCTCCGGCGTGCCTTCGGCGTCCCAGCTGTGCAGCACATAGAACGATGACGGCAGTCCATTGCGGCGCTCCGGGATCATCCACGCCATGACGCACTTGGTCTTGAACAGCTGATGAGCGGGGCTGACAACCCGAGGGGTTAGGTATGCGGCTGCATCTCTCACCTCGTTCTGGTTTATCGAGTACTTGCCCACCAGCGCCTGCCACTGGATCTCAGGCAGCTCTCGCTTGATGGTGGATCGGGTCATCGAATCCTGTGTAAGCCTCTCCTCCGGCGAAAGCTCGTCGCTTACCGAGCCTCCCAGCAGCTCGTCGTCGAATGTCGACTTGTACTTACGCTGCCACGACGCCTTCTTGGTGCCGTCGTGGATCTCGATAGACATCACCCGGCTGATGCAATGCGCTGCATCTCGATACACGCTCATCAGGCAGCCCTCCGGATTCGACGCGGGGGCGGGTTATCGTCCAGACCAAGGATATTGCGCAGCAGCTTGTCGGCTGACTTGCTCTTGGCGTTGCCCTCTGCCACCCAGCGCTTGCAGTAATCACCAAACTCGATGTTGACCCTGGTGGCGTGCCAACTGGCGACCATATCCAGAAGACAGGCCAATGCCGCAGCGCCGCCGATCTTTTCCCTGGCCAGGCCATCCCCGGCAATCTTCAAGAACTTGCGCTCATGTTCCAGCAGGCTCTTTCGCGGCAATGCCGCCGTTACGTTACTCATAGCGTGGCACTCCGGACCTGTAGATATTCATTTGGCTTCATGTCGTTGCGGGCTTGGGCCGAGACCGCGTGCCGCCAGGCTCGATACGCCTCCTCCGGCGAATCGCCAACACCAGCCCATGGGTGTTCCTTCGCGTAGCACCAGAAAGTGCCGCTGCGGCCGGTGATAGTTGCCTTCGGCAGTCGCCCGGTGAAACCGACCTTTCGGTGCCCGAGCCAATCGGCCACGGACGGCCAGATGATCGCCTGTTCTGGCTTCGCGAAGTTCGTCTTCCCGTTATTCGGGTGGACCTCGGCCAGCCCATAATCCTCATTGGCAACCCACAGCCTGAAGCCGCTGGGTACGTGAATCAGATCGTAGCCTTTCCTCGCCCAACCCCAGTCATCTGGGCAATCCCGGATCGACCCGGCGATGCGCTCAGCTTCGGGATATTTGGGAGCCTCAACGACAACTGCACCCAGTGGCAGAGCAGCGGGCTTGCCGGCTTCCAGCGCAGCTTGCAAGGCGCCAAGGGATTCGCCGGCAACGAAAGGAGTGTCTTTCCGCCCCAGCAGGCGGTCCATCAAATTAAAAGGATTCATTACCCTTCCTCCCCTTGTACTTGCTGGCGAGTGGGCGGCCCATCTCGACCTCTTCCTCTGATGGATACGGATTGCCGATAAGCTCAACAAACCGGTGATAGGCGCCCTGGTGCTGAACACGGCATGAGCCCGTGGGCCCGTGCCTGTTCTTGTCGACGATCAGCTCTGTGACACCAGCCTTCCCGGCGTCGGATTCACCATCGCGATGCACCAGGATCACCACGTCAGCGTCGGCCTCGATCTGTCCGGAGTCGCGCAGGTCGCTTTTGGTCGGGCGCTTGTTGGGGCGATTGCTCGGGCCTCGGTTGAGCTGGGCAAGCACCACGATGGGCACCGCCAGCTCTTTTGCCAGGCGCTTCAATCCTTTGCTGATCTCGGTGACCGTTTCGTATCGGCTGGACGACTTGCTTTCGCCGTTGACCAGGCCGATGTAATCCAGGGCGACGAACGCCAGCCCATGCTCGCGCTTCACTGTCCGGCAGATCTGGCGAATGTCCCGCAGGGTAAGCGACGAGTCGTCGCACATGATCAGCGGGGCATCCATCAGCTTGTTCACCGCCGAGGTTAGGCCCGGCCAATCAGCGTCGGTCATCGAGCGTCCTTCGCTGATGTGCTTGAGCTGGACGCTACCCACCGAGGCCAGCGAACGGTTCGTCAGTTCCACGTCCGTCATTTCCAGCGAGAACACCAGCGCCGGCTCGTTCTTGACCAGGGCGACACGCTCGGCAATGCCAAGGCCCAACGTGGTCTTGCCGCTACCGGGCGTCCCGGCTACCACCACGACGTGGCCAGGACAGATACCCGGGATGAACTCATCCAGCGACGGTAGGCCCGTATCAAACCCAAGGCTTGCGGTCCGATTGAATCGGCGATCAACGCCATCGATCGCTTCGGGCAGGATGTCCTTGATGAACCGGTACCGGCGTCGTGAGTCGAGCCCTTCCGCCTCAAGCGCCACCCAAGCCTGCTGGCCCTGGCTCATCACCTCGTCAAGCGGCTCACCATCAATCAGGCGCTGGCTCATGATTCTTGCGGCAGCGATAACCCGGCGGGCAACTGAGCGCTGCTTGACGACTCGGGCGTATTCGTCAAAGTTCGCGGCGCTCGGTGTGTTCTGCACCAGCAGCCCCACAACTGCCACTGAGCTTTGTCTGTCAGCGAGGAAGGGGCGAGCCTCGCAGATGGTCACAACGTCCACCGCGCGACCTCTGGAGCGCAGCCCCAGCACCACCTCGAACAGCTCGGCGCAGGCGGGATGGTGGAAATCCGCAATGGACAGCTTCCCCCCAGCCTCATCGATCAAGTCGGATTGCTGGATCATGCTGCCGATCAGGGCGTATTCAGCCTCATGGCTGTAGAGCGCCGAGTCGGGAACCTGCTGGTAGGACGATGAAGAGTCGTCAATTTCAGGGTAATCCATCATGCCAGGCCTCCCGACCGCGCCGACTTCCAGGTGAACGGCGCCAGCAGGCCCTCGTTTTCGCGGAGGCGATCAGCGGCGCGTGGGCCGATGAAGTTGTGCAGATCTTCCGGTTTCTGGTTGCTCACCAGGATCGTCGGCTTGATCAGTTGGTACCGGCGGTCGATCACCTCATGCAGCAGGCTGGGCGTGAAGTCCTTGCCAGCGCGGACGCTATGCACGCCGACCTCATCGATCACCAGCAGGTCGACAGAGGCCAGTTCGTTGATCAGGTCCGTCTTGGTCGGCCCCGAGTTGTTGCGGAAGCTGTCGGTCACAGCCTGGGTGATCGACTCGGCGGTGACGATCAGACCGGAAAAGCCATGGTTGCGGACAATGCATTGCAAGATTGCGCAGGCCAGGTGCGTCTTACCGGTCCCGATCTCGCCCATCAGCATCAGGGCGCGCCCAGCCTCCAAGTGGCCCTCGAAGCCTTCGGCATACTTGCGGCAGATGCTCAGCGCACGCTGCTTGGCCTTGTCGTCGCCAGTGACGTAGCTGCTCAGGCTGCACTTGCGAAAGCGTGGCGTGATGCCGGTGGCGATGAGGTCCTGATTCAAGCGCTCTTCAGCGACCTCCTTTACCGCTCGCAGATGCTCGTCGCGGTCCTTCGGAGTGTTGTACAGCGCTTGCCAGCGGCAGGCTTGGCAGGTGTTGAGCTGCCACGATCCGTCGAACTGCTCTACCAGCGACTGTTTGAAGGCGTTGTGCCCTGGAGTGCCGCACGACTTCTCACGGGTTTCAGCCAATTCCGGCACCAGGATGAATTTAGAAACGGTCACTTGGGTAGTCCTCCTGACGGTGGGTTGGCACGCTGAGGACGGCGCTTTGGAAGTTGCCTGTACTGGCGCCAGGCAATACCTTCTCCGGGAACAGACCAGTCCAACCATTGCTGATCGACTGGATGATCACCACGTCCGGGCTGTGATGCCCTTCAAGGGTGTTTGCCTGCCTGTCACAGGTAGTGGCGGTCAGTGGCTTGCGGATCTCCTTGCGGTGTTGGCACCAGTCAGCCCAGACCTTGTCGGACACGTTTGCCGGCTTGGCAGTCAACGGATCAAATTTTTGAGATTTCTTCCCCTCCGAGGGAGCTTTAGCGACCGTTGGTTTACTCTTTGATCCAGTAGAAGAATCCTTTATTAAGTAGCTGTCGGTTTCCCCACAGTTCGGTAAACCCACACTACGGTCAACCGAAGTGTGGGAAACCTGTAGGTTCGGTTCGTAGTGCACGATCACTCGGCGACCGAGCACTTTACCGGTGCCCTCCTCGCGCATGATTTCATGCGTAACCAGCCCGAGATCCTTGAGGTAGCCCATAGCCTTCGAGTAGCGGTCACGACCGATGGAGAAGCGCTCTTGCAGGAACGAGCCGATTACCTTCCAGTCGCTTGAACGGGTTTGCAGGTAGATCCAGATGGCCAGCGCGTCAGGGTTGGCAATCATTGCCACCACGTCATTACTGACCGAGGCATACGGCGCCTGCTTGGCATACAGAATGGTTGGCGTGGCCTTCTCCACGTTCACGGGCTTAGTCATAGGTCCAACTCCCGCGTTACCCGGCGCACGAAGTCTTCATAGGCCTCAGACATGACAAAGCCCGCCTGCTCCAGCATCTCGCGGTGAGCCTTGGCGCCGCTGTACATCACCCAGCGCTCGCGCTCTGGCAGATCGGCGAACGATGCATAGCTCGGCCATGGACCGACGATTACCGGCGCTGTACGGGCGTCCTGGGGGGGGGGCATGAGGGTTGAGGATCGTCATTGCAAAGTCTCCCCTGGCTTGCGGCTGATCTGCTCGGCCATGGATTCCAGTGAGCCGCCAGACAGCCGCATTACCAGTAGGCGGAGTGCGGTGCTGGAATCAATGGAGAAGGTCCTAGCCTCGTCAAGCGCCAGGCCAGTCGGAGAGTGCTCGTTGAGCAGGCGTCGAACGCGGTCGCTGTAGTTGAGCGCCGCGCAAGTCAGCTGCTGATCGGTCAGGCCGTCGAAAGCCTCCTCTGGCAGACATTCGGCCGGGTACACGACGACGGGAATATTGTTCTCTGGGCGAGACTCACCCGCCAGCAGATGCCGGCTCATTGCGTCGAAGTGGTCTTTCGCAACTTGCGCAGCATCGTGTCCGGTGCGGCGCCTGAATAAAACCTTAAGTGCGTAATAGGCGCGGTAGAGGTCAATGTGCGTGTCATCACCGTCTTCAATGGAGTACTCAGGCTCGGCGATCACATCCAGTACGTCCTTCACGACCTCGAAACACTTAAGCAACAGGGCTGCGTCATTGTTTTTTTCGAAGAGGGCCTCGTCGATATGCTCAACGGGCAGTACCTGCGGCGGAAAATTCAATACCTTGCTCATGACTGGGCCTTCTGGACCAGGCGGAACCGGCCCTCAAAATATGGGTGGGTCGCCTGGGTGGCGGTGACCATCGTGGATTCAGAAACAAACCGGTGGAAAGCAGCCGTGACGTGGCTCTTGGACCAGACGAGGTACTGCGAGCCAAGCGCCTCCTCGTGGCCGTTGCGGACCATGCCTGCGGGGTTCGGTTGGTTTGGCCAGGCCTTCAGCACGTAGTCAACGACGGCGCCGGACAGGCCGTGGCGCGCCAGCATGGTTTCCTTGATGCGGGTCAGCGACTGGCAGTTCTGAGGGCAGTGGTCCCACACGGTCGTTTGGCTCAGGTCCTCGACGCGGCGCTCGATCCGCTCCAGCGCCACTTGCTGCTCGGCCTGTTGACGTTCGACGTTGATTACCGCCTGAGCCTGTGCCAGCAACTGCTCACCAGGCGTCATTGGTCGCTGGTAGCTACCTGTCATGCGAATGGTTGGCAGCACGTCATCGAACACCCAGGCTTCGAACTCCTGCGCCGCCGGCATGGTGCTATTGACGATCAGGCGAAGAGTGTCACCTTCAGAAAGCACGCGAGCCTCCTGGGTGCGGCCAAGGCTGTCGAGGATGGGGTAGCGTTTCGCGACCCCACGGCAATGGCGCCCCATAGCATCGCTCTGGTTTGCATAACCAAGCAGGTCACACACGTCTTTGCCGACGAACCAAGGCGTGCCGTCGTCTTCGGTGATGACGCGCACGTTGGTGCCCTTGAAATTGAACGGGGCGATGATCATGGCCGAACCTCCGCAGAATTCATGATTTCGCAGAAGTCATCGTGCGCCTGGGCGGAGATCAGCAGCACCGCCCGCATGACCGCGTCGACGTCCAGATGATCAAGCTGAGTTTCCGGCTCAGACCCGCGTAATGCCTCGTTGTTGATCAGGATCTTGCTCAGTTGGTTGATCGTGAGCAGCGCGTTTTCCAGGCGATCAGGGAGCAGACTTTCACGGCTCATGGCTGCACCTCCGAATCCCGCGCCACGTTTTCGAGCTGCGCAGAACGTGGCGCAGGGACAAGGGCTGCGATCTTTTTGAATTGCTCAAAAGCCGACTCAAGACTGGTCACGCCGGAGTCATCAAAGTACTTGGCCAAGTCAGCCAGCACAGGAACATCTACGCCGCCGCCAGTTTCAACGTCGCGAGCGATGGCGCGAGCGATGGCAGCAACCCAGTTGCAGATATCAATGGTCGCCAGCACCTGGAACTCCGCTTCGTCAGCCAGTTCCTTAATTTCATTCGCCTGGGTATTCATGCCTGCTCCCTCTCTGCAATTTCCGAGGGGAGGCCTTTCTGAACCGACCAGAGAAGAGCGCTGATGCTGTCGGCGACAAACTCCAAGGTTTCCATCCCGTCGCAATAAACCATCTCGCCGTAGTTCAAGCCGTCGTGCATGTGCCGGCAGATCTGGCCGAGGCCAGAAGCGAGGGTGCGCGCCTTTTGGATCGCATCACGGGATTCAAGACCGGCAACGACTTGAAGCATTTGGACGCCTGTGTTGCTGATCGGTGTATTGCAGAAATCAACCTCAGTTGTGAGGGTGTCTTGCGCTACAGATTGATTGTTGCTATTTTTTGTGGGCATTAGATCGTCTCCTACAGACGAAGAAGTACTGACCACTCCCGGCAAGGAGTGGATTGAGAACCCGCCGGCAAGCGGGTTTTCTGCTTTCTGGGATTCAGAAAGTCAGAATTGGGAGCAGGATTTCCTGCTTGGTTTTTGCCTGTTAAGGATCAACCAAGCGACGAAACCGAATAAGTCCTAAAACTATGCTGTTCATCCGCACAGTGCCTACGCGAATGTACTGGATGCGCATACAGAGCCATCCAGCCCAGCTGCGGAGATCGAGAATTCAGGGGATGATTCACCTACCTTGTGGCGAGCTTCGACCTGAGCTATCAGGTCGCAAATGGAAGATGCTTTGATGGCGCCACCAGTGATGGTTTCGGCAAGCAGCGCCTTTTCGGGGCTTACCTTTTGCGAACCTGACAACCAATAAGAGACCGTAGCCTGGGAGACACCCAGAGCTTCGCCAGTCTTCGCTTGGCTGCCGAAGAAATTAATTAGTGAACTGATTTTTTCAGCCATGACGAAGGTCTCTGATAAGTCTTTTTATAGACTGAACAGAAGCAAACTTCTTTGCAACCCCATAAGTATGTTTATAGGATCGGCGGATGAAATTATCAGACCGCGTTAAAGCAGCCAGGAAGCATGCAGATCTCACCCAAAGCCAGCTCGCAGAGCGCGTTGGTATTGCCCAAACTGCCATAAGCCAACTTGAGTCAGGAAAGACCCTTCGATCTTCGTATCTCCTTCAAATCGCAGAAGCTTGCGGCGTGTCTGTGATGTGGCTGGCTTCTGGCATAGGCGGAATGCTCATGTCCCCAGAGCAAGCGGCCTTTCATGCGGAAGGCAAGGAACAATGGGAAGCATTCGAAGAAGGTTTGGACCTGGCTCACAAATACAACGAAGAGAATTCAGATTCGAGTATGGGCGCCGTCCCTATAAGCGTTTGGGATGATGAAACGCCGCTTGATGATGATGAGGTGGAAATCCCATTCTTGAGGGAGGTTGAACTGTCTGCTGGAGGCGGGCGTACCGTGATCGAACAAAGCAATACGACGAAGCTAAGGTTCGGCAAGCGGTCTTTACGGTCGCGCGGAGTTCAGTTTGACCAGGCGGTTTGCGTGATTGTCTCCGGGAACTCAATGGAGCCCGTGCTTCCTGATGGAAGCACTGTAGGAATCAACACCGGCCAGAAATCAGTCGTTGATGGCAAGATGTACGCCCTCAAGCATGATGGTCAGCTACGAGTTAAGGTTTTATACAGGTTGCCTGGCGGTGGGATTCGCCTGAGGAGCCTGAACAGCGCAGAGCACCCTGATGAGAGCTACACGCCCGAGCAAATGAAGGAGGGCGATATAGAGATCATCGGCCGAGTTTTTTGGGGCGCCTCTTTTTTTGGATAGTCATAGCGGCCGACAAATGCCCAGTATTTACTGGGCTTTTTATTGCCCGCTGATCCGAAAATAAGCGCCAAACATCAAAATATAAAAATACTTCTTGCGCCATATTATCAATCTACTTATATTTCTAACCATTGGAACGCTTCGATGGAGACGGATATGAGCACGGTTATCAATTTCGGCAAGCTACAAGGCACAACCGGCGTACTTGCTGAGCAAGAGCTGCGTGCCGCCCTTGCTGTCTGCGCAGGCTTGGCCAATAAGGAAATCGCTCGTGTCGTTGGCTGCGCTCCCGGCACCGTCAAAAAATCCATTGAGCGCGTCTTCTTCAAGCTCGGTATCACCAGTCGCTCGGCAATTCCTACAGAGCTTTTCTGCCGTGGCATTGCGCGCCATCTAGTTGTGCTGATCTGCGCAATCCTCACCGGTCATGCTGCCGTTACTGACGATCATATGAATCGCATCCGCCGCCAAGGTGAGCGCCGCGTTGAGACTCGCGTGACTGTCCGCCGCATCGAGGCCACCTACACCGCTTAACCCAACCTGATTTTTGCGAAAGCCAACAACGCGGCCGGGATTCGTTCGGCCTGGAGAAAGTTAATGACCCAGAAAACGTTGACCCCTATTCCAACGGTGCCAGAGCGCATCACCATAGTTCTGAAGGCGCAGGAAGGCTCGACGCTCGAGCAGATCTGCCAATTCGTCAGCCTTGGTATGCCGGTTGCCATCGGGCGCGGCATGGCGGTGATTGCCGGCGCCAGCGACGAAGACCTGCAGATGGTGCTGGGCGAAGAGCGTGACGATCGGCAGATGCAGGCCAACCTGCACCAAGAAGCCGTTGGTGCACCCGTCCACCTCGCCGCCCACGCCCGGGAAATGTTCGACCTGTTGATGCGCATCAACGTCAAGGTCGGCGGGCTGAATGCCGTCCTGGGACATGGCGGCGAGCCATCCGAGCAGATGTGGGACGAGCACAACGAAGCAATGGATGCGATCTGGGATGTGCTCGACAAGGTGAAGTCAGCCGAGATCTTCGAAGCGCCAACTTCAACTACCGAGCAATTCTCGGCAGTTGCCGACTCGATGCACATCGATGACCGCGTGCGGATGGCGGCGAACGCAAAGCGCTACGAGTGGCTGCGTGATCGTACCTGCATTGAGGATGCCGACAACGACCTGATGGTGGTGCGTGGCGATCGCTACTTTGACGGCACCGAACTGGACACCGAGATCGACAACGCCCTGCGCCTGGCCCGCCTGCAGGAGTTGCACCCATGCGAGGACTGATCGCTATCGCCCTACTGTTGATCGTTGTCCAGGCATTCGCCGGCGAACAAGTGATCAGCGTCCAACACGACTCAAGCCGTTCTGTGACCTGCTGGATCACTCCCCAGGGTGGTATCAGTTGCTTGCCGGACAGTTCGCTACTACAGGCGCCCACCAGCAGCACCACGGACGAAACCCAAGCGGCGCGGGCCTCGCTGGCAACTTCCATGTGCCAAAGCGAGCAATTGCCCACCACCCCACTCCCACAGGATGAGAGGTTTCAGCTATGAGCATCGGAGCAAGAGTAGTAGTGAATGGTCGCGGCCGCGCCGGCGAGCTGGCCAACCTCGGCTCCCGCTTGGTCCGCCTGGGCCAGATGCTGCAGGACGATCAGACCAAAATCGGCGAACTGATGCGCCTGGCGCAGGAGTGCCGCTTCAATCTGAACCTGCATGTCGCGGCTGACTCGATCCCCGAGGCGGAATAGCTCATGCGCAAGAATCTCGGTGGGCGTAAGCGTGTGCGCTGGACCGAAACAGAGGACGCCACACTCCGGAGCCTCTATTCGGATAGCGATCCCGAAACTTTGGCTGAGCACCTTCCGGGCCGGACCTACAGCTCAATAATCACTCGCGCCCACCTTCTTTGTGTTGGAAAGAGCCAGAAGTACTTGCGTGAAGTTGGTTGCGCCAGCATGAAGATCGGCATGGAGCGTTATGGGAAAGAGTTCTGGGAAAAGCCTATTGGGTCAACTCGCAACAATGGGGATAGAACACTTTTAAAGATTGCCAGCCCAGATATTTGGGTGCCTTTGCACGCCCATGTATGGGAACAAGCAAACGGCCCGATACCCGAGGGGTTGATGGTTGTCGCTAAGGACGGAAACTTAAAAAACGTCGACTTACAGAATTTGTGCCTACGCACTTTTAGCGAGCACGTTATTAGATGCTGCCCTAACTACCGGCATCTCCCCGAGGGGATTGTCGACATCTTGCACTTGCAGAACGAAATCAAAAAAGAGATCAAACGGAGAAAGTCATGAAGAACAAACTTAGCGATCTACGCGACCACCTTTTTGCACAGCTTGAGGCGGTGCGCGAAGCAACTGACGAAAACTTGGCCAAGGAAGTATCGCGCGCCACCTCCGTTTCCGACATCAGTCGCGTGCTGATTGAGAGCGCCAAGGTAGAAATCGATTACTTCCGCCATATCGGTGGTGAAAATAGTGCGAGCAGCTTCATCGAATCGAAACCTGCCCTGCCGCCGGTGAACAGGAGTTGACCATGAGCAGCAAACCGATTTTCGACGGCGAAAAGCTGGCACTACTTCGGGCGCGGGCCGGCAGCACCCAGCGAGACCTTGCTGAAAATGTTGGGACGACTGCGGCCATGATTTGCCGATATGAAGCGGGGACTTGCCAGCCCAGGCTGAAGGCGGTCGTGCGTCTCGAGGAAGCGTTTTGCATCGAGCGCGGCGGCCTGTACCTGAAGGTCGCGACACCATCCACGGATACCGAAGACGTGTCGCGACACGAAGGCCTGAGCTCGTGACCGACATGGAGGAAGTGATTGCGCTGCAGCAGGCCGGCGACTTCGAGGAGCTGAAACGCCGTGGCATCCAGATCAGTGACGGTGCCCTGAGCCTGAAAGAAGGCTGGGGCAAGGCCCCGTTTCACGGCATGCGTGCCCACTACTTCGTGGAGGTGGCATCCGACGCCATAGGCAAGCATGGGCGCCATCGGTTCTGGCTGGCAGCGTGCGGTGCTGAGGCAGTAACGCACGACAAAGCTCAGATGCTTGGCATGGGCAGTTGGGAGCGTTGCAAGGCTTGCCTGAAAAAACGAAACAACCAGCGTAGCCGAGGCATGCCTCTGTCCTCGGTAACAGATCCCACAACGCAGCATGACGGTGGTGCCCGATGACCAAAACGAACATTTTGAAACTGCTGGCTGAAGCCGTCGGCAACGTGGATTGGGCCTGGTGGACCAGCAACTCCACGCTACGCCTGACGAGTGAAAAAAACGGCCGGCACGGAACAGATGGCGATGTCATCAGCGCTCACGGGGATAGCGTCAGCTGTCCTGAAGGCTTCAGGGCTTTCATCGAGGCAGCCTCGCCAGCAGCCATCGCTGTCCTCGTAGCTGAAAGCGAGCGGCTACAGACCCTGGCTCAGGCCGAGATTGAAAAAGCTTGCGAAAGCGCAAAGGAGGTAATGGGTGCGCGCATGACGCTTCACACGCTGGAGCGTGAGCGAAATCGGCTAAGAGCGTTCGCCGTTGAAATGATCAACGCCAGCTTCGACGGCGGCAACTTCGAAGGCGGAGACATCCAGGACATCGCAGTGAAGCATCGCCTGTTGCAGATCGAGCGGCGCGAGGACGAGTGCGGAGAGGCCTGCGCCTGCCGTGAACATGGATTTCCGGCCGAGTGCTATCGCAAGACGGAGCTGGTGGGTGGCCAATGTGGAGCGGTAGACGCCACTGAAACTGAAGATTACGACTATCGCACTGACCTGGCTGCTTACTTTGGGCTGTCCTACGCCAGCTGGCTGACGCTGCCGCGTGTGCTGATGGAGGCAATGCCAGAAATATGGAAGCGTCAGATGGCGGCTCTACTGCATCAATACGACGATGCCTACCCGAATCAACCGAATTACGGAACGACCGTGCGGCTGACCATCGACGGAAAACTGGTTAAAACCCCGTGCTGGCTGAGCAATTACAGACACCCGGACTGGCCGATGGTAAATCAGCTGCGCGCCCTGGCACCAACACCGACCACCGAGGGCTCCGCAGATGCTCACTGACAACCTGGCCCACCGGGCCTTATTCACTCTGCCTCCTGTTCGTGTGAGTGCAGAAACTGCGCCGGTGGTTCAGTCCTTGCCACCGCAACGATCCATCACAGGTGACAGCGAAGTAGACGCGGTGCTTTGGCTGCGCGAGGTGATCAAGACCGGACAGGCCGGGCCAATCGCCACGGCTCTCTCCGCCGCGAAGAAGATCAACACGCCGCTATCAGACGTTGAGAAGCGCTACACACAGATTCTGCGACAGGCAAACCCGGGCAACCCCTTCGCCACGTTCGCCTCCATCGGGTTCACCGAGCTCGAAAGACTCGCTGAACGATCTGTGGAAGAACACAGACGTCGTAGCGAGGCCGCAGCGCGTTTCGATGGGGAAGCAATTTGGGAGAACACGCCTGCTGAAGCCTTTTGCGAGAAAGCGCTCAAGCGCTGCAAGGGATTCAAGAGCTACATCGATAACGACAAAGCGGAAGTTGAAAAGCGGTTTCGTAGATATGGTCACCTGATGCCCCACACGCTTGCGGATTGCCTGCATGAGCTTGGCTACTGGGATCATTTGTACAAACTCCGGAACGCAGTCGGCGAGTGCGGCGACGGTATGCATGAGGCGATCGCGCGCGAGTGGTTCGTCGAGGGCCTGCTGGCCGTCATCCCACCTGTGAGCCAGGCGGAAGCATTGAGCGTCCTTACCTACGCTCGCACTGCGGACGGAATAGACCATGACAAGCTGATTGCGATCGCGGAGAACTTGGTGGGGGTGCATGCCGTAGCAGCATCGGCTAACGCAAAGTTTCAGCTGGAGGTGTGCCGATGATCCAGTTTGCTTTGTTCTTCGGCGCCTGCGTTGTGGCGATCCAATGCTGCCAGGGCTGGCCAAGGGTCATGGTCGCCTGCTGCATGTGCGGTTCCTTTCTTTTGGGGGCTTGGCATGGCTAAGCACCTACTCACCAGTCAGGTCGCGGCATTGGTTGCGACAGATAAAGTCGTGTCGAGACACGAAGGCGGGCACACATGAGCGCGGCAAGAGTTCTTGAGTTTGAGGAGTTGCAGAGAATTACTGGCTACACCCGGCGTGCCGATGTCGAGAGGGCACTACGGGGTGAGGGCATCAGGATATTCCTCGGCAGGAAGGGGCCTTGGACCACAGTCGACCTGGTCAACCAGGCGGGCGGCCTGAAGCCAATCGATCAAGAAAAGTATGACGCGGACATTGTATGAAGCGAGGAAGGAAGCGCCAGCACAACCCGAACATCCCTGGCCATATTGACCAGGCAGCCCTGCCACGCTCGGTGTATTTTGACCACCGCGGGGCGGGGTGCTGGTACATCCTGTACTTCAACGAGGCCGGCCGTCGCCAGCGGCAGAATCTATGCGCGGGTAACGTGACGCTTTCGGAGCTTCACCGGCTGATCGAGGAGCGCAACGGCGTGGACCGAGACAGCCTGCAGTATCTCTGCGACGAGTTCCACAAAAGCGATCAGTACAAGGCTCTCAGCGAGAAAACCCACGACGACTACGTCTATTCCCGCGACGTGCTTCTGGCATTCCCGACAAAGCTCGGCAAGCCGCTGGGAGAGCTGGCGGTGCTCAAGTTCACGCCGGCGCTTATCCAGCGGATCATCGACAAGATCGCCCAGGAGGGCAAACCATCAAAGGCCGCGCACGCTTTGCGTTACCTGCGCCGCGTGATGCAGTGGGGCCGCAATCGTGGTTTCGTGAAGGACAACCCGGCCAAGGGCATCGAGTCGCCGAAAGAGCGCAAACAGCGCCGGCTTCCCGACGATACCGTCATGGCCAACCTGATCAGGTTCGCGCAGCAGCAAGGTCAGCTCAAGAGCGGCCAGCCTGGGGCCTGCTCGCCTTACCTCTGGTATGTGATGGAGATCGGCTACCTCTGCCGTCTACGCGGTATCGAGACAATCACCCTAACCGACGAGAACGAGCTCGCCGAGGGCGTGCTGACCAACCGCCGGAAGGGTAGCCGGGACAATATCGTTCGCTGGACGCCTCGGCTACGCGCCGCATGGGATGCAGCCAAGGCCGTCAGGTCGGAGACGTGGGAGCGAAAACGTGTGCCTGTACCAATCCGAGCAGACCAGCGCTTCCTGATTATTGCTGCCACCGGCAGACAGCTGTCGAAGTCGGGGCTTGATACAGCCTTCCAGCGGCTGATCGTGCAGGCGATCGAGAAAGGTGTACTCACCGAGGAGCAGCGGTTCGGGATGCACGACTTCAAACGCAAGGGCATCACTGACACTGTGGGCACTCGGGCGGATAAGCAACAGGCGTCGGGGCACAAAGACGAATCAATGATGGATGTTTATGACTTGAGCGTGCCGACAGTTAACCCATCGGCGGAATAATTTACACTCCGGCTACGCGTCAAAGTCGAAGAAAATTGCCCGGTAGCTGATGTTCTTCGCCGGTTGTCGCAGGGAACTGTCAAATGCCCACGCTTCGACCATGCTGTAATGCTTCGGCTCCTGAGCGCCGACAATGGCGATCTGCCGATATTTGCCAAGCAACCGCCCCGACTTGCTGCCCACGACCTCAATTGTCTCGTCTCTATCGAGGTAGAAGTCGGCAAGCTCGTACACACGATATTCGTTTGTAACGAGGACCGGCTCCCGTTTAAATTTCCCGTAAAACGCTTGCCCATCACCCTGGGCGTCGATTGCAATCGTGCCTTTCAT